GCGATCAAAAAGGCGGCGGTGCCGGCAGCTGCGGCGCTTGGTGGTTTGGCGTTGGCGCTTGGTGACGCAACTAAGGCCGCGATGGAAGATCAGCAGGAGCAGGCGGCGTTAGCGCTTACTTTGCAGAATGTGACTGGCGCAGGAGCCGCGCAGACCGCACAGATTGAAGATCAGATCAGCGCAATGTCTCGAGCGTCTGGCATTGCGGATACCGAGTATCGCAAGAGCCTTGAGGCTTTGGTGCGCGGTACAAAAGATGTTGACCTTGCCATGAAAGACATGAATCTTGTTATGGACATCAGCACAGCGTTGCAAATGGATTCAAGCACCGTTGCTGACGCGCTGGCCAAGGCATACCAAGGCAACTTTAAGGCGCTTCGATCATTGACCCCAGAAATGGCAACAATGATTAAAGAAGGTGCCAGCCTCAACGAAGTTATGGACGTGCTTGGCGGTACGTTCGGTGGAGCAACTGCAACCGCAGCAGACACCGCTGCAGGCAAAATGAAAATCTTGTCTAACTCCATTGGCGAAACCAAAGAGTCAATTGGTGCGGCGCTGTTGCCAGTAGTTGAGGCGGTGCTACCGATCTTGAACAAGTTTGCTATGTGGGCTCAAGATAACCCGCAGGCGTTTGTGGCTATTGCTGGCGCTATCGGTCTAGTTGCAGCTGCAATCGTGGCAACAAACATTGCTATGGCACTCAACCCGTTTGCCCTGATCGCTGCAGGCGTAGCCCTATTGGTTGCCGCGCTGGTAGTTGCTTACAATAAGTTTGAGTGGTTTCGCACAGGCGTTAACGCAATCATCAACGGCATACTTGGCGCATTCGAGTCGGTGGTCAACGGCGCAATCATGATGGTCAACGGCATTATCCGCGCTTATAACGCCATCCCTATTGCGCCAGATATCAAAACCATTCAGCACGTCAATTTGCCGTCACTTGGTGGCACAGCAACACAAGTCGCTAGCCGTATGAACTTGCCACGCATGGCCGAAGGTGGCATTGTGTCATCGCCTACCCTCGCGCTGATCGGTGAAGCAGGCCCAGAAGCCGTAGTGCCATTAGACCGCATGCAAACTGGTGGCGGAATAACAATTAACGTGACAGGCGGACTTGCCACAAGCGCCGAGATCGGTGAATCGGTCGTTAACGCTTTGCGCGCTTATTCGCGTAGCGCTGGGCCATTGCAGTTACAGGTGGCGTAATGCCAGGCGTAGCCGTAGTCAATTCAGGCAATTACGACCTAAAGATTGCTACGGGTTTTCAGGTTGACGCATTTGTGCTTGACGATGCTGTAAAGGGCGTATTAGATAACACGACATATGTGCTTGATGGCACCACCGAGTTCGCTGATGTTATGGACTCGACTATCAGCATCAACGTGCGGCGCGGTCGCCGTGACGTAGGCGATCAGTTCAGCGCCGGCACAATGACATTTACCATCCAAGACGTGACAGGGGTTTTTAATCCGTTTGATCAGAACAGTCCATTTTGGGACACCCCACAAGCAAAGCCTGGGCTTGCCCCATTGCGCGCCGTACAGCTCATCCGTTACAGCAACACCAATGTGCCAGAGTCAATCTTTTCTGGTTTCGTTATCAATTTTGACTACAACTTTGCCCTTGGTGGATTGGACACGGTCACCGTGTATTGCGCTGACCAGTTCTATCTATTGGCACAAACCTATTTAGACGAATTGAACGTCACGCCAGAAACGTCAGGCGAACGCATAGAAACAGTCCTAGACCTACCAGAAGTAGATTTCCCAGCAGGCTCTCGAAGCATTGCCACAGGCACCGTAAACCTTGGTCACGACAGCGCCTACACCGTGCCGGCAGGAACAAACGTGCTGCAATACCTAACTCAAATCAATGACACAGCCGAGTTTGGGCGTTTGTTTATGTCACGGTCTGGTGTGTTGACATTCCAAGAGCGCATCGGCACAACTTTGAGCGCGCCTATGGCAGAGTTCAAGGATGACGGCACAGGGTACAAGTTTGATGGCGTAGGTATCAGTTTTGAGGCTGACTCGGTAATTAACAGATCAGTTGTTACAGGCTTAGATGGAGACAGTCACACAGCCACGGATGCCGGCTCAATTTCCACATACTTTATTCAAACCTCAAGCATTACAAACAGTCTCTTGCATGAAGCTGCCGAAATACAAGCCGCCGCCGAATACCTGCTCAACCCAGAACCCGAACCGCGTTACACGTCGGTGGCAACCAAATATCTGATGCTGACTACAGCCCAAAAGGACACGCTGGCGACCGTGGATATTGGCGACACGATCAGCGTAGAAAAGACGTTTCCTAGCGGTACCGGCACAACCCAGTTGGCGCAAGAATTGTCAATTGAAGGCATCGAACACCGACTGGACTTCAGCACAGGCCACAGCATCCTGTACAGCACCGCCCCAACAACAATTGTTTATGAGTTAATTCTTGACGATGCCGTGTATGGCACGATTGACACAACGAATGTTTTAGGATAATTACGCTATGACCGTTCCAAACTTTACCGCTGGCCAAGTTTTGACGGCTGCACAACTCGACACGCTAAGGAGCGCTCTAGGCATGACTATTCCAGACTTTGTTGCAGGGCAGGTGCTAACGGCCGCACAACTTAATCAACTTGTGACCGTGGCAAACAACCCAATTTACGGCACAGCAACAGGTGGCATCGGCGCGCCTGTAGCGGTAACAATTAGCGGTGTTAATTATGAGTATTTGACATTTACATCAACAGGCACGTTGACCGTTACAAAAGCAGGTTTGTTTGACGTGTTGATTTTTGGTGGTGGTGGTGCAGCACCAGGGGTAGGCGGTTTCTCATTGCCGGGTGGTGGTGGTGGTGGAATCTCAACAGAAACCGTGTACATCGGCGCAAACGAAACAGTCACGATCGGCGCGGGCGGTAGCGCTTACACGATCAGCACCGCTTACGCATTAGGCGCTGGCAGTTCTACACAAATTGGCACTCGACCAAACGCAATTGCTGCGCTCGGTGGAACAAGCAACATGAGCAACGCCACAGGCGCAGGCGTGTTGTTTACAGGCGGTGGTATCGGCTCATACGCTGGACAAGTAAACGGTGGCGTGACAAGCATTCAAGGATTTAAGGGCGGAGATAGCACAGCAAACACAAACGGCGGCGGTGGCGGTGGCGCTGCAGCTGTAGGTGGTAACGGTTCAAGCACAACAGGCGGTGCTGGCGGAGCAGGATATGACGTTAGCGCGTTCATCGGCGGTAGCGCGTTAGGGAAAGGCGCAGGCGGTGGCGGTGGCGGAAGCGTCACAGGTGGCGCTGCAGGCCTTGGCGGTGTCGCTGGAACAACTGGCGCAGGCAACGCAGGCACAGCAAACAGCGGAGCAGGTGGCGGTGGCGGAAACAACAACGCAACTGGCGGTAACGGCGGTTCTGGAATCGTTTACATTCGATGGAAGGTCTGAAATGGCACATTTTGCAAAAGTGACAAACAACGAAATTGGCGAAGTGATCGTCGTTGCCAACAGCGATTGCGACGGTGGCACATTCCCAGAATCCGAGCCAATCGGCCAAGCGTTCATTGCATCATTGGGCATTGACGGCACATGGTTGCAAACCAGTTACAGCGGTTCATTCCGAAACCTTTACGCAGGCCCAGGCATGTTGTTTGACTCGACAATTGGCGAATATGGCGCCTTTGTAATACCACCTGAAAAAGCATGAAATGGCAACTGAAATTGTGGTTTCTATCATCGGTGGTTGTTTCCTTGTATTGGTGGCGCTCATTGGCAAAATCGGCAGCGACAACAAAAAAGACCACGGCAAAGTACACCAAGTCCTTGGTCGAATAGAACAGAAAATAGATCACCATGTTGAAAATCACCGTTAAAGACAAAGCAATGTTTGCTAGTTATGCGCGCTCGGTAGTTGGCGCGCTTATTGCCGTTTACTCGACTGGCACCACAGACCCGCGTGACTATGGCAAAGGTGCAATCGCTGCAATCATCCCACCATTGCTTCGCTGGGTAAACCCTAAAGACGCAGGCTTCGGGCGTGGCAACAGCGAAAGCTAATCCGAACGCACGGCCATACACAGGCAACAGCGACGGCGCATCAGCAGGCCCGCGTGCCGGCATGAACGAATGGATTAAGCAAGCAATTGCTGCATCAAATAACGCTGTTTGGAATAACGGGTCTTGGGGTGTGCGCGACATGCGCGGTAGTGCTGGAACTTTGTCTGTTCATGCCACGGGCAGAGCTGTTGACTTGTCATACCGCAAATCGGAAAGACACGCACAGGCCAGTCGTAAAGGGGCTGTGTCGTTTCTTGACGTTGTAATCGCCAATGCAAACATCCTCGGTGTGGAGTGCGTCCTCGACTATTTCCCTGCACCGTACGGGCGCGCATGGCGTTGCGATCGTCAAGCATGGAAGAAATACAGCAAGCCAACAATTCACGGCGCACCAGGTGGGGATTGGCTACATTTTGAAATCACACCGCAGGCCGCCGACTCGGTGATCTTCGTAAAAGCCGCATTCTTAAAGGTGTTCGGGGAAATCCCACCTAAGGCTTGATCTATGTTCTAGGGTCGGAGTACCGACAAAAGGACAGGCAATGACTGAACCGCAGATCGTTGATTACAGCGTCTATACAGGAGTGATGGACAACGGCCAAGAAATCTTGGTGCAGATATTTACCAGCCCAGAGTCGGGCAAGTTCCTATTGGGACAAATCGCATTCAGAACGGCAACCTCTTCATGGGGTCAGCCCATACCTTTGGAGAAACGATGAACTACTTTGCAGAAAAAATCATAGGGCTAGTACTTTGTACGGTCTTTGGCTTTACGGTCGCTGTAGGGGCTCCTGACGCGTCTGGTAGCCCGTCTGGGACTATCGCCTTAGCGCCATATTTGCTGGAACCAAGCACCACGACGTCGAGTACGTCGTCCACGATTTACATTGACCCGTACAGCTCGGCTTGTGAGCAGTTCAGCGCGCTGGCCGTAACCCTTGGCTGGCCTGCCGATCAGCGCACCGTGCTCGAATCAATTATGTTCCGTGAATCACGCTGCATACCAAACGCGGTCAACAGCAAAGACCCAAACGGTGGGTCGCGCGGACTAATGCAGATCAACGGATTCTGGACACCATGGCTAACTGATGCCGGCATTATTACCAGCGCAGAAAACTTGTTACAGGCTGATGTTAATTTGCGCGCAGCGTTAGCAATTTACAATTACGGCGTCGAGCGTCACGGTTACGGTTGGGGGCCATGGAGTGCAACTAAATGAGTGAAGGTTGTGCATGGAATCAAGGCGAACTTACTGAAGAAACCCGACGAATGGTATTGGAGCAAGCAATGACAACAAGACACGACATGGCAATCTTTGATCTGATTAACCAGATCGCTGACACAAGCACAAACCCACATGCAAGCATTATTCGCCGTTTGCGCGCAATGAAAAACTCGCTATCACTAGAAGAACCAATGCCACTCCACGATGTGACTACACTCGACTTAGCAATCAAAGCACTACAAGCACATTCCTAACCGACAAGGGAGATTCCGACAATGAAAACCTGCACGATTTGCAAAGGCTCAATCGCCTACCCAGAGATCACAGGCAAAACACACTTTGTGTGCGACGGCCGTGTGCCGGCAAGAAAACCGTTTGCTGTTGGCATGGCATTATCGCAAGCAAGCGCAAACACCAAATGGACACCAGAAGAACAACGCAAAGTTGACGCTGCAATTGTGCACGTTGCGCGCACAAAAGGGTTCTTCACATCAGACGACATCTGGCAACACCTGGGCGACCAGTTTCCAGTCACCAAAGGCATCGCTGGACGGCTTAACGCAGCTGCGCGTCGTGGCATCATCCGCAACACAGGCGAACTGGCATATGCGCAGCGCGGTGGCGCGCATGACCATGCACAACGTCTAAGCGTCTGGGCAGGCATCTAATGGGCTTTGATCTAAGCAACTACGAAACAGTCGAGCAACGCCTTGTCCGCTGGTGGGCTGCATATCCGAACGGGCGCGTTTACACCTGCATGATGAACTACACAGGTGACGCTTGCGTGTTCTACTGCGAACTGTACGCCGACAAGGACGACAAGGTGCCAGTCGCTACGGGCTACGCAGAAGAAATCAAATCAGACCGCGGTGTCAATGCCACATCGTTTGTAGAGAACTGTGAAACGAGCGCGATTGGTCGCGCAATTGCCAACTGCCCGCTACAGGCGCCTGCTAGTGGCCCTAGACCGTCACGCAATGAGATGCAAAAGGTTGAGCGCCTAACAACATCACCGCAACCGCAAGTGCACACACCCTCTGGCGCATTTGCCACACCTAAGCAAATTGGCTACATCAAGAAACTAGCCAAGGATGCCGGCATGGATGACCTGCGTTTGCTTGAACTGATACATCGCACGCTTAACGATGACAGCGCGGTGCTTGAGTTATTGAAATCACACGAAGCCAGCAAACTGATTGAGGTACTGAAATGACACAAGAAGAAATATTGCACGACATGATTGGACGCTTGCAAAATGAAGTGCATGATTTGGCGTCATACATTAGGCAATTGGAAATAGCAGTTTGGCACGTTCGCACGGACAACAGGGTTTGCTTAGGCGATGATTGCCATATGTGCCAGTTGTACGTTGAAGTTGCAGACTCAATTAACAAGGAAAGATTGGCATGACATTAGAAGAATTGATAAGCGCGGTAGAACGGCTACAAGCCATTTACCCAACACTTAAAGACGATCAAAACGAAGCT